GCTATCGCTGGATGGTGTACTTCGGTGGAAGATGCAATTAAAATTGTGGAGGGAACAACATGACAACCTTTGGTTCAAGACTAAGTGCAATGTTAGATAAACGAGATATGACCTATGAAGACTTGGCTGAAAAAACATACATGTCCAAAATGGCTATCTGGCATTATATCAACAAGGATGTGTTGCCTACTGCTGACAATCTAAAGGCAATATGCGAGGTATTGGACGTTAGTGCTGACTACATGATAGGATTGGAGACATCAGAGTGAGAAAAGGCACAATAAACATATCCTATATAAGAGGTGGAAAACAAGTGAAAACAATTCACAACAAACTAGTCCGTGACAACATACCGGAGATTATACAAAGAAGTGGTAAAAAAGCACATTACCGTGTGTTAGATAACGATAAAGATTTTGATAAAGCTCTAAAACTTAAACTAATAGAAGAAGCTAACGAACTATATATTGCCGAAACTGAAGAAGAATGCGTTGAGGAACTAGCAGATATTGTTACTGTGTTATCCTGTCTGCTTGCCAACCGTGAGAGAACAAAAGCCGTTGCAAGGGCAAAGTTATATCAAAAGGGTGGATTCTTTGAACGATACTTCTTGGAGAGTGTGGAAGATGAAGAATGATACCAACGAAATAAAGAATAAAATATCCGTTCTGGACTATTTGCAACGATATATGGGTGTGACTGCGAGAGAGAACTCTCGCATCATTTCTCCATTGCGTAACGGTGCAACAAATCCTACATCCTTTCAAGCACAACGCGACTTCTGGTGGGATTTCGGTGGTGGTTTCGGTGGTGATGTCATAGATTTGTGTGCAAGACACAAATTTGATGGAGATGTCGGCAAGGCAATTCGTTTTCTGGCAGAAGCAACTGGCACCACAACGGAAGACTATTCCAAGTGGCGAGATTATACACAAAACCTATGCAACAAAATTGCATACTGGCACACAAAACTTACTGTCGCTGACAGAGAGTATCTGCACTCTCGCCGTATATCTGATGAAACCATAGCCAAATATCGCATTGGCAGAAACGAAGAAGGTCGCCTTGTTATTCCCTACTATCGTGAAGCTAATGGGCCGGTGGTGTATTATGCAACAAGAGCCATGCCAGGTTGTCGTTATCCAGAGTCAAAGTATCGCAAAATGGCTATAGATAACTACAACAATCACTGCGTATTTGGTTTGGATACACTCAATACAGATCGCCGTGATGTTTTGTTCATTGCAGAAGGTGCTTTCGATGCGCTGTCAACTATCCAAGCAGGGTATCCAACCATATCTGCCATTACAGGGCGTTTCTCTGCTCAACAGATGAAGGAAGTAATCTCTGTTGCCAAGATGTTCAGCGAAGTTATCATCTGTTACGATGATGACTCTACTACATCACAAGCCGGAGAACACTTTACCATTGACATGGCACGAACATTATTCCGAAACAACATATCGTTCAAGGTTGGAACAACTCCCAACTACCACGATGTTTCCGACTATTACGCAGCTGGCAATGACATTTCGCTCATTGTAGCCAATGCTCAACCAGGAATGCCGTTTCTAGCATCGCAGTCAAAGACTATGGATGACTTGAAACGCTTTGTGTTTTCTGTCAATCGTTACTGTGATTCGGTGGCAATTTCCGAAATCATCAACTCGTGTGCAGACAAGTTCCCAGCACGTAGCCTAGATGCTCTAGCAAAGATGGCAGCCAAGCCACCAACAGAATCGGATGTCGCTGATGAGATTATCAAGCAACACAATGTCATTTACATCAACAACGTAGGTTTTTACGAGTGGGATGGCCGTATCTGGTCACGCATTTCTGATAACGATATTCGCAACTATGCAGATAAAACCTACGGTAAGCAGTTTACAACTTCCAACCGTGTGAACGCAGTATGCAATCTTTTGAAGGCTCGTACTGTTAGAGATGTCACATTTGACCGAAACCCTGTGCTTACATTCCAAAACGGCACACTTGAGATTGAAAACGGCAACTTCCGTGAGTTTTCCGAGTTTGATTTCTGCTCCATCATCATGGAGTATGACTACAACCCAGATGCAACATGTCCTGTGTGGGATAACTTTATTACCGATGTTACCAACGATGAGCCAATCTCACAAGAAAACTTGCAGATGATCGCCGGTTATGTCCTATTCCCTAACTGTAAGTATCAGCAAGTGTTTATTCTTATGGGCGATGGTGGTAACGGCAAATCGGTATATCTAGAGGTAGTGCAGAAAATCTTTGGCGACAAGAACGTGACTCACGTTGAACCCAATGGACTAACAGCAGAGTTTCAGCGCATCTTATTGAAAGACAGCCTTTTGAATATCGGCTCAGATATCAACAGCGACTTTTCAAAGGGCGAAATTCGTGAGTGGCTCTTGAAAATCGCTGATGGCACATCGGTGCAAGCATGCTACAAGGGCATGACGCATATCGACTTTATACCACGTTGCAAACTAATATACGCTTGCAATATGATGCCAACTGCGGAGACTATCAACGGACTTAACCGCCGTCTTCGTTTTGTCAACTTTCCTTGTCGATATGTGGAGCATCCAAACCCAAGAAATCCTTTGGAACGCCAACGCGATGTAAACATTATTTCCAAACTGCTCAAGGAACTACCTGGTATATTCAACTGGGCGTATCGTGGATACAAACTATTACGCACTGTGAACTATTTCACAGACAACCCAGACCAACAATCTATGCTCACACAGTTTGAGGCAATCTCCAACCCTGTGGCAGTGTTCTGTGAGGATTCTATTTACAGCGGTGACGTTACGCGTGAAACGGTTTACTTCGACTATCGCAAGTGGTGTGATGAAACAGGACACAAACCACTATCTCGTGAGAAGTTTTTGCCCAAGTTTCGTGAAGCTATGGGAGAGCGAATTGTCGAAGAGAAAAACGGCTCAATCAAGGGTGTGAGATGCAGGTATTTTGTTATCAGTCCTGTGTAGTAGCCGTGTGTAGGTTTTGGACTATGACAGCGAAATATATCAAAAATTACACATTGGCGAACAAGTTAAGCAACAGGTAAAATTGAACAACTTGTGTAATCGAAAACCCCCTTTTTCCCTTGTTTTTTACTATCTTTTTTACTATTACACAACTTACACAAGTAAAAATATAGTTAGTAAAGGAAGTTAAAAGGATTATATAGTTTTCCGTGTTTTATATATATAGATTTTTTGCGTGTTAATGTGTAGCAAACAGGAGGATAACCATGCAACAACTATACACTAAACAATCATTGGAACGGTTAATTAGACCGTTTCCACAAACTATTTACTCGTTACAAGTGCTTGCACGTGCAAATCGACTACACAATAAACCGCATGCACATCTTGTACGACTAGCAGACAAACTGGGAGATGTTTTATGCGACTATCAATCAATTATGGAGGAATTAAACAATGGCAACTAAACGAACTATAAAACCACGTAGACCTATAGAAGTGGGAGATCCGTTGGAGATTATCAAGCCACCTAATACTTTGAATCACGGTGTAGCACCTATACAACTACCAACAGTGCCAGAAGGAGCTAATAACAAATACACTTCGGTAGCACTTGCTATTGTAGCGATGGATGCTTGCGACTTGTACGAGCCACAACAAGTGCAACAACGTATTATCGACTATTTCCAAGTGTGTGCAGATAACGATATGAAACCGGCAGTTAATGGACTTGCTTTGGCTCTTGGTACACAACGCCAACGACTATGGGAGATTGCCAACGACCAAGACCATCAACTATGCATTCCAGTAGAGTGCAAGCATTATATAAAGCAAGCCTACAACTCTCTACAACTATTGTGGGAAAACTATATGCAGAATGGTGCAGTCAATCCGGTAAGTGGTATATTCCTTGGTAAGAATCACTTTGGATACCGTGACCAGCAAGAACACATCTTGACACCAAACAATCCACTTGGAAATGATGTGGACTCTGCGACTATCATCAAGAAGTATGATGACATTCCAGATTAATTTACGACTTTTACGACTTTTGGGACTATCAGAGCGGAAATGTGATGTTTTGAGGCAAGTACTTCAGACAAAAAAGAACGCATTTTTTAGGGATTTTTAACCACTAACCCATATTTTCCCATATTTTTGGGCATTTTACCCTAAAATACTGACCACTTACCCATTGTTACAAATGTGTGCTGTGTGGCTCTCTGTGGCTTGCTGTAGGCTTTGTTTTGGTCTTGGTAGGCTTAGGGTACACAAACAGCAGAAAAGCCGTTATAATGGAAATAACGGCTATATAGAAACATCCCTATATTTGAGCAAAACAAAAGCCCTGGCATATTCGCCAAGGCTTTTTGTTTAGTAGTCTTTCATCAATTCTATTATAATTTTGGCTGGTACGTAGAGGATCGCTACAACAATTATTGTTAATACCATCTTAATAACCAGCCCTTACAAGTTCTATTGTCATTTGGATAAGTACGTTTTTTGCTTCTTCGCTTAGTTCTGGTACTTGTTCTTTCAACATTTTAACCAATAAATCTTCGTTAACCAATTGTGATGGGTGATCTTCAACAACATTTGCATAACCGTTAAATTTGTAGTAGCCTATTGTTCCACCGTGATAGTCGCCAAAGTAGGTGCGTTGTATTGCACTTTCTACGTCCAAGCCATCCAACATTTCCATCAGATCATCAAATATATAATCGTCCATATAATCATGTTCACAACAAGCTTCGTTGTGTAGTGCTACAAGCTCGCTATCATCTAAGCTAATTAGTTTGTCATTTAGTTGTCTATCAATCCATTTGTCAAAGTCAATGCATCCATATTGCTCGTATGCTGTCAATTGGAATGCTAGTTCTTCGGGTGTGTCTGCATCCTCTGTTATAAACTCATCCAACCAGAATTGTAATTCTTCCATTTCCTCGCTGTGTGTTTCGTTCCAGTGCTTCAAGATCTCGTTATAGTTTGCCATTGTTAAAACCCCTTTAAATGTGTATTTATACGAATATTTTCGTATCTATCTATTATTATACGGATATTTTCGTAAATGTCAACAGTATTTACACATATTTTCGAATATATTCGTAAATTGTTTTGTGTCTATTATCTTTTGAGTTTATGGACATTATGCCCTTTTGGGCTTGTTCTTATCCATAGGGGTGGGGTATTGTCAGCGCAGCAGCGCGGCCCGGTGAGGTGTTTAAATACCGAAAAAATAAAAAAGAGAAAATATTCGTAAACCTATTGACATAACGAATATAATCGTGTATAATGTAGAAAAAATCATTTGGGGATGGATATCAATGAAAGCAAACGAAGCTGTAAGAACAATAATGGAAAAGCAAGGTGTTGGCTTATCTCAACTTGCAAAGAGAACGGAAAAGTCTCCACGATTGGTATCTGACAGATTGAGAATGGAAAACATCAGCTTGGACAAACTGAATGAGCTGTTGAGAGTGCTAGATTACAAGATTGTCATCGTGCCACACAACAAGCCTATATCGGAAGACAAGGGGGAGTTTGTAATTGAGTAATTACGGTTACGGAAGAGTAAGCACACTCGGTCAAAAGGATGGCAACAGCCTGGAGGAGCAATCTCGACAAATAAAAGAACGCTACCCCGATGCGGTTATCATCGAAGAAGCGTACAGTGGTGCAAAGGATAGACCGATATTCAACAAGTTGCTCAGTGAGTTGCAAGAAGGCGATACACTTGTGGTTACGAAACTTGACAGATTTTGCAGAAGTGTAAAAGAGGGCCTTGGCTACATCGACGAACTGCTTGCAAAAGGTGTCCGCATCCACATTTTGAACATGGGCTTGATCGAAGACACACCGATGGGCCGTTTGATGGTGACAAACCTCTTGGCATTTGCCGAGTTCGAACGTGCCATGATATTGGAACGTACCCAAGGTGGCAAAGCCATCGCCAAACAAAAACCAGGCTACAAGGAAGGTCGAAAACCCAAAGTGTTCGACAAAACCTTGCTAGAAGGCGAAACAGTAGTAGAAGCATGTGCAAGGCTTGGTATAAGCCGAAGCACGTGGTACAAATAAAGAAATTAGCCGTCTGGGCATTAAACAGAAAGGAATGATATGGCACTAATTAAATGTCCCGAATGTGGAAAAGATATTTCTGATAGAGCACCAGCTTGTATTCATTGTGGTTGTCCTATACAAGGTCAAAAAAGTGAAAGTAAACTGATTATAAAAGCATTGCGCCACCCTAACGAACAAAAAATTATTGGGTACTCTTTTGGAGTTCCTATGTACGGAAAATCGACTGAGATATACATTTGTTCAACTGATGGTCGTTGTATTGCAGAGTTAATGACAGGACAAAGCACAACGATAGACATAAATTCTAATTTGGAAATATACGCATCTTTTTATCCTATTGGAAAAAAGGGGCCTTTCGGTTTGGGCGAGAAAACGAAATCAAATATCGTTCAAGTCTATGCAGGGCAGTTGACCAAAATTCAAATTGGATATAGCTATGGTAACTTAACCAAAATCATTTTGAACAAGGTTAATGAGTTCGATCCTATATAACTATAAAGCAAGTTAAACTAAATAACCTAGAACACCAAGAGTGTCATCCAAAAGGATGGCGCTCTTTTTTTACATCAAGGAGGTAAAACATGGACATTTTGAAGAAAATAAGCAAGATAAAAAGGCAGACGGCAGAAACGCTCAACGATGCGTTTAACGTGGTACGTACCCTCGAAAATCGTGAGGAAATACACAAGTGGTGCAAGTGGATTCGGTCGGAAACAAGGAAAATCCCCACAGTGGAAATGTACGACCTCACCTACAAAACCTACTTGCTCGAAGCTATGAAAGGCGACTTTGATGCCTACTGCATCTACATCGAAAAAAACCGTGAGCCAGAAAAGAAGTTCTACCTTCCACGTCGAGATGTGTTGCTGCCACTCGTCCACGATTTGCAAGACCTGTTTGACGGCAAGATTGACTTTTTGGGCATCTCCCTTCCACCTCGTGTTGGCAAAAGTACGTTGTGTATTTTCTTTATGACCTTTGTCATGGGGCACAGGCCAAGTGTGGCAAGCGTTATGAGTGGTCACAGCGACAAGCTTACCGACGGCTTTTACCGAGAGATTTTGAGCATCATTACCGACAACACGCAGTACCTGTGGGCGGACGTGTTCCCTGGTGTGCAAATGGTAAACAACAGCGCCAAAAATGAGACCATCGACCTGGAAAAGACCAAGCGTTTCCCTACCATCACTTGCCGAAGTATCTCCGGTACGTTGACTGGTGCAGTTGAGATTGGTACAGGTGGTGTGCTGTACGTGGACGACATCATCGAGGACTTGGAAGAGAGTTTGAATCCACTGCGTTTGCAAGCCAAGTACGATGCGTATTTGAACCAACTGAAAGACCGCAAAAAGTTGGGTGCGTTGGAACTG